CAAACCGAGCCTTAATATCTCTGGAGGGGCCGGTAATAGCAGCTAAGAAAGCCCCTATAAGACCTGGAAACAGTATTTTTATTTTTAGAAAAATTGCCTCCATCATCCAATCCTCACCGCCGTAATTGTTGAGTCTTTGGATTCCCCCGAGGTGTTAAACGCAATCACACCAGTTGTAAAACTTGCGTCTTTTACGCTGATTCTCAAATTACCCGCAGGGTTTGTTATCCTTCCGGAAAGGGCAATAACAAATGTTCCGCTACTGCCCAAAGAGACAGCGGACCCACTAGCTATAACCGTGGTCCCGTCCCAGAGCTTCGCCCTCCACTGACAGTTTCCGGCGTTAGTGTCATAGACGGTTACTTGTCCAGTAACCAACCAAGTCCCAGAGGTTCCTTGAGCAACAGTCGGCCCGTCGAAATAATTTGCGACGTTATTGCACGCAACATCACCGCTCAAAGAGTTGGTTAAGGTCGAGGCAACAATAGAAGACGCTGGAAGCCCGGTGCAATTCGTGAGGGTTCCGCTAGAGGGAGTCCCGAGAGCGCCGTTAAACGTAGTAAAGGCACCAGCAGAGCCTACGTTGACAGCAAGGGCTGTAGATACACCAGTTCCAAGACCCGTAATTGAAGCAAGTTGATTAACATTCAAAGCAACTAGCTGAAACTGTGTCCCATCGTAAATAATCGAAATCAAAGCGCCGGAAGGAATGTCACCTGATACGAGAGCCGTTGAGCCGTTTTTCGTAATCGCTTTCGCACCCAAACCGGATACGTTTACAGTGACGTTAGTTGTATTCGCGCCGGAAGATAGGAAGCTAAAGAATTGACCAGCGGTGTAAGAGGTAATTGCCGGAGAAGGGGTTAAAGTGATTACATCCGCCGTTCCCCCTACGGTAGAGACATAAATTCCCGTCCCGTCTTGAAGGTTTGAGATGGTCGCGTAATCCGTCCTTGCAGAACCCGCAGCCGCCCCCGTGTGTTTATATCCCCCCATCGGGAGATTAGCTGTGGGAGTCGTTTGCCCGTCCTTTGCTAGAGACTGCGTTAAGGCAGTAGCAATATCGGACATAGTGTTGTTTTGGACGGTAGAACTAATAGTGGTTCCCGTGGTTACAGGGTTTCCACTAGGCAATGAATAGGTGCCGCTTCCGTTTCGGGCCATCTTGACTCCTGCAAATGAAAAAAGCCCCTAAAAGGGGCCGGTTTTGAGTTGTGGTAAACTTAGGGGATGAGTTATTTAGGCTACAAAGTAGTTAAACTTCTCGTCCTGATGCTGATAGCTTTTGTTCTTGGGCTACTTGGCTTCTTTAGGGGGAAGTAGACAGCACCGCCGGGGCACCCAAAAGGCCGTATTCAGGGCTGAAATTCTCCAAAGCTTTAGCGGTAGCGGCGGCTTTTGACATTTGATTTACCCCCCTCGCCGTTAGCCCCTTAAATGCCGCGCTCCGATCTGCAAGGAAAGCCAGCGCAGCCAGTGAATTAGGCGCAATTGCAGTCAGTCCTAGCGGGTTTTTGTTGGCATCCACCATTGACCTTCTCTGGGCAAGCTTCAAAGCATTAACCAAATCCGACTGCCTTTGGTTCAACGGCGCAACGGACGGAGCAACGCGCTCAATTTCCTCTTTTAAGGCCCTTGCAATGGCTTTCTGAGCCTCTGTATCAGCGCCCTTGACCTCTCCGTATGCCTTATCCTTCAAAGCCCTGTAAGTGCCCGTTTTAAGCTCTTGTGCAAGCTGAACGGGTATAGCGTCACCGTTAGGCAAAAGCGGATGATTTACAAAGCCATCACCTACCCCCGCGATAGCAGCCAAGTCTGACGCGGGAGAAGCTTGTTTTGCGAAGCGTTCGCCGGTTTCGTTCAATCCTTCTAAAACCGTTTTCTTGCTTACGGTCTGACCTGAGTTAGCGATTTTTTGCTTAACTTGGTTGTTTAGGTCATCAATCATTGAACCTAGTTTCTCAACGCCGGATTTGGTCGGGCTAACACCCTCTCTTAAAAGAGTCTCAACGGCTTGTTGTGCTTTACCCGTTTCCAAAGCCTTTACACCGGGTTTAAGGGCGCTTTGCATCAGCTTTTCGGCAACCCAATTACCACCAGAGGCAAGGGCATCGCCAAACTTACCCGCACCGTAAACCGCACCGGGGGCAAGCGCAGAGATTCCAGCGCCAGTCAATGTATCGTCAGGGCTAACCATTGCAGTCTGAGCAGCGCCAGCGACAGCGCCACTACCTGCGCGAGTAATACCGTTAGCCAGCTTGCTTCCGGTTGCAGCAGAACCAAGATTAAATCCACCGGACTGAATCGCAGGGGCGAACTTAGCCAAAGCAGGGATTGCAGCCACGCCTTTAGCCAAAGCACCCGTAGCGCCAGCGGTTCCCGCGATCTGAGTTCCAATGTCGCCAGTTTTAAAAGCTAGAGAATTAGGGTCTGAGTTTTCCCCGAAGAACTGGTCTATTGTTTTCTCTCGCTCTTTACGGTCGCCCATTACGGAGCCAACGACAGTGTTACCGATGCGAGAAGCACCTTTAAGCGCACCCATTCCCAAGTTCTTAACTTGGTCTAACGTGCCACTAGCGGAAAACATCGGCATCTCTTGGGGGCCGTTTACGTCAATCTGCTCTAGGGGTTTTACAGACTTAAAGTGAGTGGCTTTAGCCCAATTCCATGCGGTATTAGCGTCGGGAGCGTCTACCTCGTAAGTCTTTCCACCAATGTCAACTTCAAAGGTTTTCATTTCTTCTCCCGAACAGCCCCCGGAGGCGGCTCTTGGTCGGATGCCCTGCGACTTGGAGAACCGTTTGGTCCGCGTAAAACTTGCGTAGGAACTTTATAACCAGATTCCTTATAAAAATCAGAAGCCTCCTCAACAATGGCGCGATACTCATTAACAAAACGCTCAAGTTTCGTTTTAACAGTTTTGGGGTCATCTGTTGGCGACGGAATAAACGGGCGCAATCGCGGGAACTCTGCGGCAGTTACTGCGGCACCTGAACGGTCGTGAACAATTAAACTCCCCAAGTCTCCAATCGCGGCGCGGGTCGCAATGCCGGAAGGGTCTGTGCGTTGCAAAACAGCGTCAGGTAGATAGCCTTTCCATCCGGTTGCCGCAGTATCCCCCATTTGTCCGCCAGACTCTTTGCCATTTATAAGGTCTAAAGCCTGCTCTGCCCTACGGAGGTTTTGCTGATTCTCCATAAGTTTTTGAGCGGCAGATGTAGGAAGGGCCTTTTCCGATGACTTCGGTTTAACCGGCTGTCCGTCTGGGCCAACAATCGGCGTTGCTTTACCGGTTCTGTCAACTTGAACGGGGCCGTTATCGGTCTGAACAATTTGGGGCTGTTGCGGTTGCGCGGCGGGTCGCAGGGATGCGGCGAGTCTAATCATGTCCTCCCGCAGTTGAGCCGCACGTTTATCCGCTTCTTCTTTGGTAATCCGGCCTTCTCTCGCTTGCATCTCAATTTGAGCGAGTCGGTCTTTGCCTTGTTGCTCAAGCATTTTCAGACGGAAAGTGCGGTCTTCTTCACGATTAACCCGAGTCTCCCCAATGTTCATTAGCGGAAGGGCGTAAGCCTTTACATCGGGCAACCGGCTTTGCATTGCCATTTGTGCCGCCAAGTTAGGGTCTCCAGGAATAGCCGGAACCATCGGGTTAGCTTCCCCGCCTTGGTCGGCAATCATGGCTTGGTCATCTGCGCCCATCTGTTGCGGTCTTGCAGGTTGTCCACGGAGAGCATTAGCCAGAGCTTGCATATCCGTAGAGCGTTCGGTTTCCATACGGCCCATCAGGTCTTTACGCTCCTGACCGGCCATCTCTACGCCCTTACTCCCTGAGTATGCATTGAGCATCTTTGCCAAGCCTTCAAGGGGGCTAATCCTTGCGGTCATTCCGCCAACGGTTTGAGCTTGAAGCGGTGTCATCCCTTGCTGTCTTAAAAGCTCGGCGTATTTTCTACGTTGGTCAATATCTTGTGATTCTGCGTCATAAGGGCCAAAGTTGTTTTGCATTTAAATCCCCTTACTGAAGCTGAGAATAATCAACCATCTTAAATCCGCTTGCGTGAGTAGAAACCGCCTCCGGTTTCACGCTCTCGACTTCATCGGCCATAACGCCACGCTCTCGACGGTCGAAAATATCGTATTCGTAGATACCGATTCCGAGTTTATGAGTTCCGACTCGCTCAATATTTGACTTCAATCGACGGTCTGAGAAAGTGCCTTTAGGAGCGCCCATAGCAGCGCCACCAAGACTAAACAGCCCTTGCATCATGGCGTTATCTTGAGCCACACCTGCGTTGTAGGCGTTCATGTCATACTGCCCTTGAGCTTGAGCCGCACCCAACATATTTGCGCCCGTAGTCGTTTGCTGTAGAGGCACGTTGTTAAATGTCGGGTTAGTGACTTGCGAACCCGTCCTCAAGGCGTTCAATTCATTCAACGGTTGACTACGGAGAGCTTGGGCCATCTGATAGGTCTGGGGCATGGTATTGATACCAGACAGAATCGCTTGTTGATTAGCGTCATTCCTGCCTTGATTAAATTCAATCATGGCGTTGTCGTAGGCTTCCATGCCGGGTCGAAGCCCTTGATTGGTAAGCGCGGTTTCTTTTTGTGCCGCACGCTTCTCCCACATCGGCTCCAGACGGGAAAGAATCGCCCCCTCTGCAGCGTTCTGAACATCACCCACAGAGGAAAAGTCAAAAGGTTTATCTAGGGAACTGTTCACCCTGCCCAAAGCATCGCCTGTGAGCTGTCCAAGACCCAAAGCGGAGTTATTGGAATAGTCTAGAAGTTGCTGACCTACGGGAGACAGATTAACCGACTGACTCCAACCACCATCGGGATTATCTTCTGTGGGGTTGTGTTGATAAGTCAACGACCCGTAAGGCGTATATTGGTTAATCCGATTAGCGGCAGTCGCGGCGCGGGTCGCTTCAAGATTACCTTGTGCCGTGGCTTGTGCGGCACCAGCGTAATCAGGAGCCGGAGGCGGTGAGGAGCTTTTGCCCATATTTTTTTCCTAAATATTTACAATCTGATTTCTTCATTGTGTAAAGCAAAATATCCCCATTAGGGGCGCAGTCTGTTAAGACTCCCTCAATAGAGAAACCCATTTTTTCGACAAGTTTTATGGACTTTTGATTATCTGAATACACAGGACAGATAATCTTTCTGACTCCCATAGAATTAAATGGATAGTCAAAAATAGCCGCTAGAAACTCACTTCCTAAAAAATTACAAGCAATGTGGCAAGTAACGGAAGATTTATTAAAGTTCTCGTAAATCACACCCGCTTTAATGTCTCCGTCTATCAAAAGACCCAAAGCGTTACTTGAATGTTTGTTGTATTGCCCGTTTATTCTTTGTGCGACCCACTCCCCGATATACGGGTTTGAAACAATCACAAAACCCCGCCCTGCTCCATTTCCACAGTGGTAGAAACCCAACGAACATCTATTCCACTGGAAGATACTTTGACTCTAGGTGCAGCCCAAACACCTACACCTGAGACACCTTGCCACTTCTCTACAGGACGAAGATCACCACCCCACAAAGAGTTATCCCAAGTCGCTGAATCCCAAGTCGCGTAAGTCGTGGGGGCGAAAGATATGGGAGCCGTTGTATCTTCAGTGTTGAAGTCGATATTTAAGTTAGCGGAGATACTAGGACTGCCATCAGTCCTGAAATATGGCTTAATCATGTTGAATCGTTTAACTCGTCCAGGGGAACCCATCGGACTAAATGCCTGTAAGCAATCCGCGTCAATATTCGTTCCGTTATCTGCGAACGTATCCCAAGCCTTCCCAACAATCGTATTCCCACCGAAATAAATATGGTCGTTAAAGAGTTCCCAACAGTTAGCAGACCAGCCGGTAAACCTTGTCCAAGACTTAGTGATGGTGTTCATCACATACTGCTCTTGTGAAGAACCCTCACTAACAGGAACATTTAAATAAAGCTGATTCTGTTTCGGGAAAGAAATCAACTGCCAGCCAAAGTTAGACCCGTAGTTAGTTACCGCGTCACTGACTGCAAATTGAATCTTGTTAGTCAATGCAACCTTCGGATTGACTCTAGAAGATTGAAGGGCGCTAGACATGGGGTAAACCCCGTCCTGACAGATAATCAGAAGATCACCCGCGTATTTAACAAAACACCTACGGCCTACGGGTGCGCCGATCTGCCAAACACCGACTAAAGCCCAAGTGTTAGCACTGGAGGGGTCGGTGCCTTTGTAAACCAACACTTCGCCCCAAGAGGTAATAAATACAGCCAAATCATCCACACCTGAACCCGCGTCAATCGTCCAAGTCGCCATCGCCATCAAATAACCACCGGCTTGAGCAATACCCGATAGATCAAAAGCAGTCGCGGCACCAGCTATCGCAGAGGTCGAGAGATACCACGCCTTTAATGTGTTTTTCTCGACAAACCAAAGCCTGTTTTTATGCTGATTGATATGGATTAAATTTGCTTTAGTGACACCCGTGATAGCCGCGTCAGTAAACGTAGACCCATCCCAATACATCGGACTATCCGCACCGTTCACCATGTAAAGATAATTACCCGAAGTGTTGGCGTAGTTTTGATGCTGAAAACGGACATTCGTAAGACCGGTTTTAACAGCCGCACCCACAGCACCACCGGAGGTTACGTTGTATAAAGCAGTCCCAGAACCTGCTAAGAGCTTGTTAGAAGTCAGCCCGTTATAGGCCATCAAGGACTCAACCTGCGAAGGTAGTCCAGTGGAGAACCTTGAATACCCCATCCTGACCTGCAAATCCGAAGTGGAGGGATACCAGTTCGTGATAGAAACAGCGTCGGATAATTCCATTGCCCCTAAAGCATCTCTAGCGTTCCAACCACCAGTCGGGGCAGAAATAGATGACAGGGCAGCTTTAAACCCCCTGTTAATCGGTCTGAGCGCGGTTCTCACAGGTTCCAGCTTCCAGCAGGGACAATAACACCAGGGAAAATATCGTAGCGGGTGTTAGAAAGGCTTATCCAATCCTTACCACCGTCACGATTAGCCAAATCTAAATAAAGTCTTTCGGCTTTAGCGAAATCCTCGGCGTAGTCCAAACCTCGTTGTTGCTTCCATCTCCAAATCGTATCCAGAACAATCAGGTTTTCATCGAGCTTTGAAGTGTCCGCGTCATTGGTCCATTCATCATCCGTTGAAGCGGTATAAGTCGTTACCCAATTCTTAGAGATGTATTCAAAGTAACAATCCTGTCCAGCGGTAGGAACGGGATACATTGCCAAAGTATCCCCGATCAGACGATAACCAGACCACGGGCCGTTAATCGCAAAGGCTTTTTGTTGCTCCCAATTCTGCGGGGTCTTGGGGCCATAAACAGGCCGCCTAAGGGTCCGGTTCCAGATCGTATCGTTAATGATGTAATCCAGACCCGGAGCGATGGTAGAAATAGAACCCTGAGATTCAGTCGCTACGGTCGTGAAGTTACCCACACCTAAAATAGCTTGCCACGGGTAACGTCGAGCTAATTCCTGACCTGACTCGTTAGACAGTTCAAGAATCTGCAAAATCTGACGTTCTGTAGAACCAACCGCAGACGAAGGGGCATCAAGACCAACCCTTTTACAGACTCTCTGAACTATCGTTAAACAAGTCATTTACGCAGCCTCTAGTTTGGGAGGCCGCCCCCGTTTCGGTTTAGCCTCTAGCATTTGTTTCATCAAGTCCTCAAGCTCTTGGACTCGCTTTTTAAGTTCAATGTTTTCCGTCATGGCAATGTCGGAAATTTCTTTACCTTTAATCCACTCCCTAGCTTTCTCACGAAGGTTCCGACCGCCCATACCCAACCGAGACATGGCTTCCTCAGTCATCGCGGCCACATCTTCGATCGTGAGAATCCTCAAAGCGATAAAGTTCTCAGCTTGAGCAGGAGACAACAGAGGCCACTGTTTAACAGAGGTTCCATTAAGCGGCGGCTCCATTCCTGCTTTCCATGCTTCGTATTTTTTATGAAACGCATCCACCCAATCAGGGGGGTAAGCGTCAGCCCTGCCCTCTAGTGACTTTCTCTTAATGGAAGCCAGCCAATCACTAGCGACCATTTCAACCTGATCTTTAGACCCTGGTTGCATGATAAAAGCCATTTCAACGTCTTTAGTTACCCGATAACCAAGCTCTACACTTTTCTTCGGGTCATCCTTTGCTACAACCTTAAACTCAATGTAAGGGGGCCGTTGAGGGGCCAGAGCTACACTCATTTTTTCTCCTGTTTAGGATTTAAAACAAACTACTCGCATGTCTCTACGGGGAAAGTGAAAGAAAGGCTCCATAACCTCAATATTCATAAAGTTATGAGCCTCTAAAACACTCCATATTTCTTTCTTGGACCAACACCATTGATGCAACATCTCCGGCCTGTTCAATCGAACATCGCCGAAAATACCGAATAAGGTATAAACTTGGTTTTCTTCACCGTTGACGATTAGTTGAGCAATCTTGTCCATACAAGGGACTTCGATAACCAACTTCCCACCGGACTTTAAAACCCGTTTCCACTCCCTTAAGGCTTCGTCACACTCCATCCTGTGAATGTGCTCAAAGGCGTGTATTAGGTGAATCTCTGAAACCTCACCGTCTTTAAAGGGAAGTTTCTTAATATCCGATTGAATATCGCAGTCCGTAAAACCATCTACGTTTACGAATCCAGGCCAGTATTTATCTCCACAGCCTAGATGGACTTTCAAACAATGTCCTTCCAGCAAAGACCAACTTTTTCAGGGGAGTAGTGTTCTTTTACATACTTCTGACCTTCTTTAACGAGGCCATTCAAATCACTTTTAAAACACTTCGTCCAATCAACACCGGCTTTTATCGGACCAACCCAACAGAATTTCTTAAACTCAATATGTGAAGGATTTTTACCAACCACTGGGAAACAACCTGAAATCAAAGTATTAAGCAGTCTGTTCGGGCTTTTGTAAGTATCCGAAGAAGGTATTAAAACTACATTCGCCTCACTTAAACACTTCTCTTGGTTCTTAATGGTCCACGGTATGTATTCATCTAAAACATCGTTTGGGCCAGTGCAAACCGTCAATCCGTAATACTTAACAAAGGGCAGAATTTCATTGAGGTTCCTCTGGTGCCCGAACCACAATTTAGATTCCCCATCTGCGTGAGGTTCTTTTTCCTCTGCTTCGTAGGGGTCTGGTATAACCACAGAACCCCTTTTTAAGTGATTAAGAATCCGGTTTTGCATCTCCTGAGTCGGACAAGTAATGACATTGGCAAACTCAGCAATGCTCGGATAAACCACACCAAACTCTTTATGGTTAAAGTGGTCATCGCAGAAATCCACAATCACCCGACAACCCTGCTCTCTGGCTTGTTTCGCAATAGGAACGTCTAAGGCAGTAGGTTTAGAGAAGATGACGGTATCGGCCTCACCTTCATTTATCTTTGCGTCTATGCCCCGTTTAACCAATTCCTGACAGGGTATTTGACTTCTGTATCGGTAACTCGCCATCTGTGGACCGCCACGATGGATAAAAGTCACTTTAATAACGAAACCCTCTTTTCTTTCGTTCGTTTACGATCTCAGCCAAAAGCCCGTCACCTTTAATGTCAAAGTGAACATCGGGCATTACCTTGTAATACTCTTGAAATTCGTCCGCTTGTAAGGCCATTGCACCGTTACAGTAAAAGGTCTTATCCCCTACTATCCGGTCCACAACCATTCCGGCCTTCTCCCCGGTGAATCTCTTGGTTAATTTGTCTTTACCTAAACAAGAATCCATCCCGTAGAGAATGAAATTCCTAAACCCTTGAACGTAGCCAAAAGTCACCGCCCTTAATCCCGAAGTCGTGCCGCCACCGATTAAGAGCTTTCCTTTAAGTTCCGGCCAGTTTTCGTTATTCGACCAAGAATGAAACACCATCAGTTTTTTATCTGATAGATGGTCAAACATTACGGGGTCACACCGAGAGGCAATTAAGTAAACAGTGTGGTCGTTCTTTAACTTAAGATGTTCCCTGCGGTCTTGTGGTTCTACCGATAGGAACAAATCCGGCTCTATCCCATTCTCACAAAGGAAGTCGTGAGAGCCTTTAACTGAACAAATCGGCCTTCCTAACAGCCTTTCCTTCCGAATCTCGTCTACAAAATCCGGCAGAGAAGGCCCACTCCCGACAACCACAAAATGACCATCGTGACTGACGAGAGCGGGTGAAGGTTCTTTAAGATTTCTATTTAAGGCACTAACTACGTTTGGTTTTACGTCTAGCCCACCGGATACTTTTAATAGTTTTTCGGTTTCAACGTAGTTAGTTTGTTTCATTAGTCCATATCGCCCGAAGCGACCATTGCACCTTGAGCAGCGATACAGGTAACAGCGGTAGCGTTAGAGATCGTAACCGTCGAGGTCACGCCGATAATAAGACCCGTCGATACAACAGCGTCATCCAGCACGCCAGCGGTGCCCGTGGTGTAAAGCGGCACGTTGTCATCGCAGTTAGCGGCCAAATTGACCCGAACCACACCGGAGGTTTGCACCCAACCGTAATAACCAGAGGCAATCGACGTTTGAGCAAAACCAACCCGCTTAGTCGTAGCCGAGTTAGTCGTGGTCAACATCTGCGCCGTTTGGTCCGCGTAAATCGCCACAGCAGCAAAGGTGGAGATTTCCGACAGGGCTTGGACATAAACCGCCTCGCCACCGTCGTTAAGATCAACCTTAGTGCCTTTTGCAATCTTCGCGGTAGGCGAAGTGTCATCAAGCGCCGGGGTCGTGATACTGGAAATGATAATAGGCATAGTGTTCTCCTAATTAAGCCTTGCCAACGCCTTGACGGGCGCGGTTAGAAACCACCAAGTTACCCTGGAACAGAATCGGGATAACGATGGCATCCTGATTGACCGAACGCAGCTCCGGCATGATTTCCATGTTCGCGTCTTGGTGAGCGACGAGTTCAAGGAAGTCGGTATTGATGAAATACATATGCGAGGCCGGAATACCCGATGCGGTCGAATCAAAGAACACATCAGCGGTCTTGTATTTCATCGAAATCATGCCGCCCTTACCGTCATCCGAAGGGGCATAACGCTTCAGGCTCGACTGAGAGGCTTCGTAGAAAGCGAAGTAAACCGGGTCCATAACAATCAGGTCCGGCGTATCGTTGCCACGGGTCGTTGCCAGCCACAGCGGGAGCATCATTCCAGCTTCAATCGTTGCCGCCGAGACAGTCACCGAGTTATCCGAAGCGTCACGGACTTGGTTCTGCCAGAAGCTAAACGTGGAGCTATTGATACCGCCAACAGTGCCAGTGCCTGCGTCAGCGATAATCGCTTGAAGGCCGTTCATCTGGTTCGACGCGGTGCCATCCGAATAAAGGTCATCCGACAGACCGTTAGCCATCGTGCGTTGAGCATTTTTAATCTTCGCTTTCACGAAGTTAATAATGCGATTCGCGCCGCTATTGGTGCGGATTTCCAGACCGGATGCAGCGACGTTCACCGAGACTTGACGCCACGGGAATTCAGCCGCCGAGATAACATCCGAAGCCGCGACGTTAAGAACGTCATAACCCGAATAACGCTGGTAAGTCGTGTTTTCAGCGTAATCGAGGGGTTGAACAATCGAAAGACCGCCATCTTCCAGACGAATACGACCTTTTTCGGTCATCCGGCGGAAAAGTGCGTTATGGGTGCTGACGTTATCCGCAATCTCTTTCGAGTGATTACGGTAGGTGGTCGAAACCCACTCCGTAAAGGTAGTAAACAGCGAACTTTGTCCTGG